AAGGAAATTTGACGGAGAAGTGGGGGTTTGAACGAGAATCCAAAATCTCCGTTCCGCTGGCACCTAAGACATCTAAGCCAGTAGCGCGGCGGTTCGTTTTTGTCACTTCGACTGTGCCATCACCAATAATATGGTAATGGTTCACAATCCCACCTTTTATTCCATTGTAGCAATAAAGCATGTATTGGAATGGTGTCACTAGGTCGACATTGTCTGAATCCAGCCACATGTGTGACTGAAAAGTAGCGGATCCATGTGAATCTGTTGAATTCAATTGAAGAGTGTGAATGCGATGTGGCATTTTCATGAGTGCCCTGAAACTGGTATGGACTTCCCCAAAAAGCACTTTCTGGGGAAATTCGTCCTTAGGCTTCTTGGAACCTAGATGGAATGACTCTTCTAACATCCCTTCTGGTTCTGCTTCAGCGAAAAACTTGCTGAACAATGAACGCCTGCTCCCGGCAATTATTAACTGCCACCAGTTTTTGCTGCCATCAGAGTCTCGATACCAGGATTCTACGTGTGAGAGGAAAGTCCACGCCCTGATCCACCCGACGGTGCCAGTGTCAAAAGACACGTCAGTACCGTAAGTGTACTTAAACATTTCTCTAGACCATGATGCACTAGTTACTGTCTTTGTTTCGAGATCTGTAATTATTATGATGGTGCCAATAAAAGTAACACAACCAAATACTTCCGTGCAACCAAATTCGGCCAACACAGTTATAACATCTTCTTGCCAATCCCTCTTGTTCGGCTCATCAGAAGTCCCTTTCCAAGCATCTGCTCTGGCGGCAAGTGGCCCATTTGGGTACTGCATGCCGTGGACAGCGGTTGACATCAGACCATTAATTTCTGATGGGGTGCCAAAAGATGGAAATGAAGCAATAGTAACATCTGAGAGCAAGAGGTTGTTTGTGAATCTCATCACGTGGCTTTCATATGCCCACGGAGGTCGTTCCACGTACTTCAGGAGATGCGGAATGGAGACATAGACGTTGTCTATCATTATAGCTGCATCATTGTAAGTCTGAATTTGCCAGATATCCTGAACCGTATGCTGTTCATTTCGAGCTGAAGTGTACCCCTCTTTGGTCCATGTTTCCGTAATGGCCTTGCCAGCGACATTTCTCCAGATGCCCACAGGCACACCACCGTCTGTGGAAAACGATGCAACGGGTTTGTTATTATGGCTCTGCACGAAAGATGGGACCCTCAATGTAGCGTTGGCATTTCTGCTACCCTCCAACCTGACATACCCATTGTAATCTTCTTCTCCCGTAAATTGCAATCCAATGTAATCTGTAGGAGATTGGTTCCAACTGACAATTCCGCACAAACCTTTTTGGTGCCAGTAGTCTTTCAGACTTGGCATTGATGTTGGGACCGCACTTGTAGTTGGACTCATTGTAGTCGGGTCTAATGTACTCGGAGCCAGAGAAGTAGGCTCTTGCGTGCTAGGCGCATGTGTTGGAGCCTTTGTAGTTGGAGCCAACGTTGTTGGAGTCGCGGTGGTGGGGCCCGCAGTTGTCGGTGCTGTCGTTGTCGGGCTCGAAGTGCTAGGGGCAACAGTACTAGGACTCAGTGATGTGGGTGCCGTGGTTGTGGGCCTATCAGTTGTCGGATTGTTGGTGCTGGGTGAGACAGTAACTGGACGCAAAGACGGTGCAGAAGTGGGAAACTGCGTCGCTTGAGCCGTTGGTGCTCCTGTGCTTGGCCTGAACGACGGATGTAATGCTGTGGGAGCCCCTCCTGAAGGTGCCGGTGTGTCCTTAGGTGGTGCCAGTCCAGCTGGTGAAAATGACACCGGAGCTGTGGTACTCTGAATTGAAGGAGGAGTAGGAATACCCTCAGCCGAAGAACATATTTCTCCAGGTGCATCTATACACCATATGTTTTCTGGGGCGTACCCAACCACTGTAGGTGGGACCTCATCACTCACATAACCGGTGGGGCCTGCCGACCCAGGTGTGGTTGAAGTGACCAACTTGCTTCCTTGTGGCAGTTGACCGCAGTAAACACCATACTCCATGTCTGATCCGCATCTGGCCCACACTGTGCACCGGACAGTCAAACTGGTGCCCATGTTCGTTGTTAGTCTGCTTTGGACTCGCACTCTCAGTTGGCCAGCGTGGATAGAATTATGCCCATCACCTCGCCAGTGCGTTGTCAGTGAGCTATTCATTACTGACGAATTTCCGTTCAGGTCTTCTCCTTGATGCCCACTGCTTACATATTGGTGAGGGGTTTTAGCCCCAGCTTCCGGTAGTGTCAACAGGGCTGGGAAAGCGCTAGTATAGCCTACCGTCAAATTCACGGTTGGGCTTTCGGCAATATTCACGTTCACAGTCTCAACGAAGTCTTCTTCATATGAGATGTCCCCGGAATTGGAATTCGTGTCGCACACGCTATCATAATTAAACAGGAGACGGCAAGTTGCGGAAGATGGCATGTCAAAAACATACTTGTATTCCATCGTGCCCCTCCAATATTTGAAGAATAGCGACGGAACAGCACAAGCCGCCGGCTGTACGGTTTCAAAACTGGCACCATCTGCTGAAGGAGTCGCTGCTTTAATGAAAATAGATGGCGTCACGTTTATTGAGTGGAGGCTAGCGTTATAGCCATCTGCAGAAGACACTGTGAACTGGTCCACGGCGGACCATCTGGTGGTGTATTCAGCGAATTGGAGCTCATCTTCTGGAAATCCAGATACTCCCCCTGAGGGTGATGTCCCCTGAGAGGGGTCAGGTGATAGCACTCCACCTGGAACGTTGCCTCGGATATTTGAAAACCCTGGGGCTGACACTTGAGTGTTGGTCGTAGTGTCAATTTGGATGGGCCTGCTGAAGCCGAAGTAGTGAGCAATCCCAGCACCTGCCTTGACAATGTCAGATGGGACTGACATGGCGCCCAATCCCGGTATCTTTGCCACTTTGCCAAGCATGTTGGCTGCTACCTCCATCTTGTTCGAAAATTTTTCTTCTGGTTCAGCTTCGGCCAGAAAAGGACTCGGACCAGCTCCCGGTTTTTCAAACGCTGTAGCGCCTGTCGTCACCAAGTCAATGAATTTCCCGTAAATTTTGATCGTAGACACTGGCACGTGACCAGTAGCACTGACCAACGGAGCTAGCTCCAAAAACGTGAGCCTGCACAGCTTGCTGATAGCGTCATGGTCATTGGTGTAAATCATTGAAGTCAGATGTACAAAGGGAATCCTCAGCAAGAAAGTGCCTGATTTGTTTCCTGCTTTCAATATGATATGCGGCTTCTGACTCATGAATGTCATAACTGCCTGCCTTGAATATCCCTTTTCAACTGGAGATGGACCGAAGGTCTCTGGCGCAAATGACTGGGCTACCAACACAGACCCCGCCACTGATGAGTTACTTGTCACTTCAAAAGATATTTCGAGGCCGGATCGAAACATCGCAATGTATGAGAACAATTCTTTAAACAAAGGCTGGTTCATCATCAACTCGTACGGTTCAATTTCATACCTGTCTAGTGACGTCGCTGTCCACTCCAGGGTGTTCAAGAGCACCTTCCTGTCAACTTTCCCTTTAAGAGTAGTATTTTCTTGGACTGCCTTCTGCGTCTCCACCTGAGGATGATAAGACCCAGCAGATTCTACGGGTGCCTCATCAACTTGCAGAATGCCGTCTTCCACGATTTCCGGTTCTGCCTCCGCGTAAAACTCCTCTGCTGGAACTCCTGGCACAGGAAGACTTACCAGCTGATCATACTCATGGATAAGGTCCATTCCTCTGTCAACGTGCTTGAACAATCTCTCTTGAGGGACTTCTGGTTTCATCAAATGGACCCATTCGTCATAGCTTCTCAACAGGATGGGTGGTGTTGGCAGATCAACGTGATTGAAGAACTCCGTCAGTCTTTCATGGATGCAATCAAAAGAAGCTTTTCCACCGAAGAACGCTGAGCGCAGAGCGTTTTCAGCTACGTCCGAGTAATACACTCCGGCATTCCAGTCTTTGCTTCGAATATTTGTGACAAAAGGCTGCATGTACGATTTCGGGCCGATAACACTCACGTTCATTTCTAAGTCGGGCTGCCAGTTCGTGAAGGATTTGAGAAACTCACAATCCTCGAAGTTCTTAAAATCAATGCAGTCACTCTTGTCAGCCGCAGTTACCTTCATTCCGTACATGGCACAAGTTTCCTTAAAATGATTTGGAGTCCAGCCTGCCCAACGCATAAAATTTGAAACAGCAATGATAGTGTCATCGCCCAACGTGACATCGACTGCATGTTCTCGATACTTGTCAAACCCCAAAGACGCGTAGGGGTAAAACTCTTTTTCATCCGGGTGTTCCGTGATATAATCACTAAACATTTTCGCAAAATTGCGTGTGTCCCAGAACCGTAGGAAGTCTGCTCTGCGCAAAATGAGAGTAACCTTACCGTTTAGGTCTGCTGTGACGAGGAACCCTGATAACAGGATGTTCCACAAGCGAATCAAAGTGCCTCCCAGATTCACAACGGGGGCAATTAAAGAGCTGAGGATTCTCTTCAGTATCAAGATATCTTCTTCAGACCAGCCTAATTCAATGGCCTGATCAACGTACAGACTGCAAGCCACAGTTCTCAACAAAGGGCATTGGCTTACATCACAAGCTGCATAATCCGTGTCTGCACAATTGTTTGCAAACGCTGGGTGGCAAAACAACTTCGCCATGTTTTCCCAATCGGGACCTTCCCTATTTTTGCCAATGGCTGTACCAAATTCTTCCGGCATATCACTAGCAATCTTGACTTGCATTAACAGATAACTGCTGCACTCAATATGTTGCACTAGAGGGTTGGGAAACATGCCCCTTGTTGCCTTAGGACGTGGCCCATCATCACTTTGAACAACCTTGACTGCTTCATCCTTCAAAGCGACGCTTGCCACGTGCCCAGGGTCTTCTCCTTTCGAAAGGCGGAGCATTGAATCAAGCAGCGACTTCAACATCACACGTTTTGGAACCTTAACTCCGTCAATTTCATCCATATACATGTGTTTTTTTCCTTTCGCAGGGAAACCTGGTGCTGTGTTCCCTTTCAGGCAATCAAAAGGTGTATTGTCCACTCCATTTAATACGTTAGCAACTGACAATGGTCTGTCAAAATCCATGTACTCACCATATTTCTCTTTGAATTTCTTTGCTGTGCCAGCAATTTCACTTCTCAAAAGGCTGGCGGCCCTGTACAACAAGTCCGGGTCCGCTGTGACTTTTCTTTCAGTAGCAGGCACCAGAATGCTCCGAGTGGTTTCTCTCCACTTAGGTCTGGGAATAGTTTTCACCACTTTGACCTTCAAGTATTTTAAAGCTTCCACGATGTAATCACTAAACTGCACACTTGTGCGCGGCATGTAATTAGAAACCACTTCACCATGGATTTCGAGGTTTCTGTTGTCATCGTCCATAAACCACACTGGGTGGGTAGGGTTGGCTTCATGAACGATATTGCTAGCATAACCCAAAATGCGCTCAGGGCGCGAACCCATTACTAGCGTGGGCAATTTTCTTGCCGTTTCCCAAAAATGCTTGTCTGCATTCTCATACATGCTCAATGTCAGGGGCACAGCAACAGCGATTCCTTTCTTGTTACTGGCAGTATGCACCGCAGCAATAACTCTTGGTGCGTCTTCGCGCACATAAACGGATCCACAGGCTCCATTCCCAGTCATCATGCTCATGGTCATCTGATAGACAGTTCCATTATCGATTTCAGAACCATTGACGGAGTACGTGCACCTAGACTCAGTGCCCATACACTTTACTGGATGTAATCCTCCCGACTTCATTGAATCTGGATTTTCGCGATCTCGCTGTATAAACATGTATGAGGCCAGGCCGAATCCCGGTTCAAGAGGAAGATATTTGGTGAGGTCTTTTACAGTACCCAAAACTTTGCCTGGGAGGTACACCCAAGTGTAGTCAATACCGTCCACCACGTACAAAGATGATGGGAAAACATCCACTTCGAGGTGCTTCTTATTGCGATGGTCATAAATCTCGAAGGTGCACTTGCCAAACCCGTCCGAAAATAGGATGTGAGTAGGCAATCCCATGTAGTCTTCGTTCCACATGAATCCCGTTGCTGGAACCCGCTCTCCAGTGTGGCGGACCACGGTCATTACGAACTCGTTGGCACCAACCATAAAAGACATGTCAGTGGCACTCGTCGTCTTGGCTGCGTGAGTGGACTTCACTTTGACCCGCACTGGCTGTTTCCATGATGGACCATTGGATTTAGGTTCATGCACTGTGATTTCAGCCCCTTCTTCTTCTGAGACTGGCTCGCTCTCAGCCACAAACTTCTCTGGAATAAACGCGTTGCACAAGGGTTTGAATACAGCTGCTGCTGTTAAAAAGCCGAGGCTGGTAATCGTAGCGTAATATGCCACAACACCAAAAGAATTCAAATTGGCGACATGAACACGCACCAAATCAGTCGTGGTGTGCAGCGACAGTTTTCGCCAAGTATGCATGATTTTTAAAGAGCACACGAAAATAATGGTGAAAACGATGCATGCCGGGACTGTGTACACAGAAGGATTGATGCAAACATGTGTCCATGAGCCCATCATTAAAAAGAAAAATATGAAATGATGTATTGGGTACTTGGACAGCCAGTCCACTATTAAAGACATCATCCCGTCTCCCAACACTAGGAAACGCATATAGCACACGACTCGTAACATGACTCTTTCCGTATATTGGTCTGGAATTGTTATGCCTGACACGTCGAATGAATTGAAGAAGTCCACACAAGGGAAAGCCTCACCTTCGAAGGACTTGGCATCTTCTTTTTCAGAGCAGTCTAAAAATGCAGTCCCACACCCACAATGAGTAGGTGGGAGAATGTTACACCTAGTGCACAATTGCATCATCTTCTGGACTTGCTTCTGTGAGATACGTTCACGCTCGTTTTCAAAATGAAGGATGACTTGTTTCCTGAGAGTGGCAAAGAATTCTTGGTTGTCCATCCAGTCTGACTCCACCCGCATCTCACAGGGTTCATTGTCATTCTGAACGAACTTGTACAGTCTGAAGTCCAAATGTTGGCCAAAAGCTACGCTCTTGCCTTTAGCATAAGCTGTGTCAAACATGCCATCTTTACTGTATTCTTCTTTCAACCTACATTCCACAATGGTGCCAAGCCTGCGGAAGCCTGCCAAAGGCTCTAACATCTCAGACTCGATACCGCGCTGAGGAACATTGTCAATGAGGACAGTGAAAACGTTTTGATAAAAATGGACTCCCTTATCCGCAAGATCAGCTTTCGGGATTTCAGTGTATGATGGTTGATTAATTTCATTCAGCTTGCCACCGAGAGTCACTGCTCTCTTTTCTGGAAGCAGATTCCCTTGATCATCCAAAATAACGCACGTGGTAGAATTGTCCGTCTGTGAGTCGAAGTTCAAGTTGATGTTCATGTTGGACACCCTTTGCACATCATCAAGGCCTACATATTTATGCATCATGTCAATGACATTGTCTCTGAAAGCCGTCTTCCCGATTCCTGCACCGCCGTGCAATGATAAAGTGAAGGGGACTTGTCGATCTTGAGTCGTCTTAATAAACCTGGTCAACGATTCTATCATCTTATTGACATTGTCAAGTCTGTTGATGTCGATAGCACTGGCTGTTGATTTAGCTGCTTGATTTGCTGCTTTCTTCCTCAACCGCAACAGCCTGGACCGGAATTCTGAAAGGCTGTTGTTAGCAAAATCGTACGTCCCTTCTCTCAGGGATCTCATGACCGCTTGACAATCTACAAAATCCATGGAAAGGACATCTCCTTTGAAGATTTCCCAAATTGTGGCACCCGGATTGGGAGCTGACGATGCCGCGACACACGTGGTGTGAATACCCACGACCCCTCGGATGATTGACGAGAGACTCAATCCTGTTTTCTTGATTGTCTTGACAACAATCTTCCAAATCTTAATGAAAGAGTCTGCTTCACAGAAATCGTGAAACAGAATAGGGAGTGTCACAACGAAACCCATAAATTCGGACACCACGCCGCACACGGGTGACATGTCAAATCGTGCAACAGATTCCATGCCTGATGCCAACGTACTCAACCATCCGTCTTCTTCGGGTGCAACGCCTTGACTTTCTGCTTTAAAAATGCATCCTGTAAGTGACGCGATGGTATTGATCACGAGTTTGGTTTTGTCCTTGTTGATAGCACTTAAAGCCATAATCAGATTGGCAACATTAGAAGTGTGTTGGGCAACTGATCGAGGCATCCCGACTTCTGATGGTCTGCCCGCAGTAACCATTGATACAATGAAGTTGACAATGATCTTGGTGTTTGTCTGCTCACACAGTTGATGCAACATCTTTTCTGTTTCTGTAAGTTTGACGACTACGGGGCTTTCAACAAATTCCTCTGTATTTGCGAGAAATTGCAGAACGCTAGGGGGAGTGATTCTTCCGAACGAATCACTCAAGTTGGTGGTGCTAAAGTCTGAAACATCACCATCGCTCGGTAATTGTGTTTCAGTGTCCGGGTGATGTTCTTCTTCCCACCTCTTCAACTTCTTCTTGGCTGACTTGTCCATCTTGATTTTTTGCAGCTGATACAACGAATCTGCTGCCCAATAGGCGCAGAATTCGAGACCGGTGTGGGAAACTGCTGGCGCAATTACCGCAAGAAAATGAAGATTAAACCACATAAACACGAAAGTTAGTGGGATTTTGGCCCACATTCTCTCAACGTATGTATCCTGATCAATAAAATTGAGAAAAATTGTCATACAAGTCTTCAAAAAGAC